GATTGTCTGCTATGTGCTTGTCGGTTTCAATTCAACCCCGGAACAGGACTTGACCCGCTTGCGCACCCTCAAAGGATTGGGCATTCTTCCGTTTGTGCAACCTTACAGGGATTTTGAAAACAGGCGGATGCCGTCGCAATATGAGAAAGACTTGGCACGATGGGCAAACCGATCTTGGCTTTTCAAGAGCTGTGACTTCACCGACTTCTCGCCAAGACGTGGTTTCAAATGTAGCCAGTATTTCAAATAGCGGGCATCTAACGCAACGAAATCCCGCAGGTGATAAACTACACGTTTGCGGGATTTCTTGTTGTTATCGATACCTATATCCGCTATATCAACACCTTTAAACCAAATTCGTTTGCCACACCCTCAACCCATGACGGCTTGAAGCCTTTTAGGATAGTTTCAAGCAATAATGTCTTTTGCTTTGCTGATAACATTTTCCCATCGATGGTTGTCAAACCGCCATCTTCCAATGCTTGAAATAATCCATTTTTAAGTGTTTTGTAATTATCGTTGAAAAGATGTTCTTTAACTGAAAGAAATACTTTATTTTGGTCAAGGCCAAAACTATTAACGAAATTTTCAAAACCTGTTACCCATGTATTATATCCATTTTGAGCATCACTAATTAGTAGTTCTGGATGCGGTATAATATTCGTCCCCAACCTTGACATAAACTCTCCAAATGTCTTTCGTGAAACATATTCGTTTGCCGTTTCCATGTACTTTCTTGCACTTACTGACAAATCATGTGGCATTACATGAATGTTTCTACAATGGGTGATTTCATGCCATAAAGTTTGAATTGAACGAGTTTCACCTACGGTAATTTCTTCAACCAAACCCTTTGCAATCTTATCAAAGGCACTAACTATTTGCTTTTGACCTGTAAGGAATATATTACCCAACCCATCAGTTTCACCTGCCGCTGGCAATTTAGATTCTGGTGTATGATTAAAATTAAACTTTCCATTTTCAACTCCCGCAATCCAATCAGTACCAACTTTATTCAAATAATCTTCCACATCATTAATCGTTTCAAATCGTTGTGGCATTGGGGCAATTTGCCTATTTTGATTGATTTCCTGCGCTGTGAGCGACTTTTCTATATCGGGTAATATAGTTGTACCATTTATCAGTTTCTCGTTGTCAGTAATGAAGTACGGCATGGACTTTGCATTCTCCAGCCGCTCGGAATTGTCTTCCATCCATTGTTTCCAACCGTCGGGCATATCGGTAACGGCATTCTCGCTATCATGGGGATCGCTGGGTTCCTCACCTCGTTTCAGCCGCTCATCATCCGCATCCAGCTCTGCCTTGGTCTTCATTATCGGCGTGGCGATGCAGCGGCAATGCGGATGCCAACCCACGAACTTGAACTCCTTGGGGTACTTGCCTTGCAGTTCATCGCAGATGTCAAAGAACGGCACAGGCTTGCCATTGTTGTTGATGCAGGTATGGTTGTTACTCAAGTGTATCTCAATGCCAACAACGAAATCAAGGTCTTGCCACCGCTCATGGTCACTGGTACGGTATGCCATGTTGGTCTCCGTTGCCGCCAACCTTCGGGCATTCTTATACGAAGAACGATAAACACCTTGACCGGGATGGAATGCCGCCGCCCTCTGCGATAGATGCAACACACCATGCTCGTCACGCACCCTGCGGAACAACATATCTGGGAATTTCAGATACTGCTTGAGTTGCCGAGCCATTGATGCCGCATCCAGTCCGTCACGGATGCCGACATCCAGCCCCATCTCGATTTCATCCTTGAACTGGGTCGCATATTTCCACACGTTTTCGCTCAGCCCCAAGCCGCCCTGCTTGCGCCCCAGGAACGCCGACAGCGCATCCTCATGGGTGCGGTGGTACTTGGCAAGCCCGCTCAACGCATCGGGCAAAGTGCCGACAAGCGCATCGTTCTTCGCATTGGCCAAATCCCATTCAGCCCTCACCCCATCGGTGACGGTGAACTCGATGTCGGATTGCATCTTGGCAATAAGTGCATCAATTTGCATTCTAAGCGCAGGGAAGTCGTCAAACGTAAAGATGTACCCATCGGGTGCATCGAGGCCAGCAGAACGCATGGAAATTTGTTCTACGGCCTTTTTATAGATATTATCAATCCTACGTTGGTAGCCACGCACGTTTGCGATGTGCCGCTTGTCGTACTTGTTCATCAGTCTATCGTTGTAGTCCTGTTTCGTGGTTTGAAATGCTTACAGGCTGGGTCTTTGGCGAAGTGGTACACCTCACCACCCTTGAAGTGCGGGCATTTAAGGAGGAACAATTCGCCAGTCAGCGTCACATTATCCTCGAGGAATGTGGCCAACGAGCATTGCCCGCACCTGTTCGGGTTCGGTGTAACTTTCTTTGCCATCATCACATTGTCGGTTCAAAGACATCACGCATCTGGTCTTCCTCGATCTGCCGCATGGTCTCGTCCACATCCTGGCTCCAGCCAAGCTGCTCCACCGACTCACGGTGCGACAACAGCGGCTTGCCGCCATTGGCGAGATACAGGTTGCTGATGGTGTCTTTTTCGTCACTGATGCTGAATGGCGTGATTTCGATCTCCACCGGTAACGCATGGATGTCGGCTGCATAGGACTCGCCCATGATGATGATAAGGAACTGCTTGACCACGTTCACCTCTCGGCTGTAGAACTCCTCAAGCCTGCCGCTCTCGTCCTTGACCTTCATCTGCGCATCAATGAACAACTGCTTGCGTGATTCGCCCGACAAGGCCATCTGCGACATCTTTTCGTAGTTCCAGTCAGGCAACTGCAACTGCGTGAAGAACGACTGGCGCAGGCTGTCGCAATAGAACTTGAGGTTCTCAACGGCCTGTGCCCATGTGACGTATTGTGCCGTTGACCCTTTGGGGTATTGCAGGACGGCGCGTGCCTCCTCGGTCTCGGTCTTCTCATCGCCGTAGGCTATCTGCTCATCGGCCATGACCACAAACAACGGCTTTGAGTTCTTGCGCAGGTAGTTGCCGTTGCGTGACATTGCCCACTCCAGTTCATAGACGATATTGCTGGAGTTCTCCCAAATGGGCATCGGTCTCCACATATAGATGCTCGGTATTTTGCCGATGGTGTGGGTATCATCCTCAATGATGCCGTAGCTGCCATCGGCGGTGCTCCATTTGAGGTGGCGGTCGCTGGTGTAGGCATCGAAAAAGTCAATCATGCGTTTGCCCACCTTGCGGCGGTAGGCCACCGACATCGCAATCAGGTCGCCCTGCTCATCAAACAGCGGGTAGAGCTCATCGCCCAGCATGGGCGAGTAGTTGGCACAACGCAGCTTGAGGTTGCTTTTCACGTCTCCGTACTGCGTGGGCTGCTCCACGGCATACCAGAGCGTCATCACCTCGCATGATGCAAAAAGCATATTGTTGCGCTCGATGTTCACGCTATTGATGCGGTTGCGCTGATAGATGCTTTCAAGCGCAGTCGCAATGACTTTCTGCTTGTCGTTCTGCGGTGTGTAGATGCGTTTGACGGGGATGCCGTTGCAAAGCTCGGTCATGCGCTTCACCGCCAGCCTCTGCAAGTCGTAGGTGATGCGGGTAACATAATCAGGCGTGCCGTCTTTGTTCACAAGGTCGGGATAACGGCCTCTATCCATGACGGGGTGCATGGTCGGGTCGTATTCCGCTTTCAGCCCTCGTTTCCCGCCCCACTGCGGCACATCGATGCTCTTTTGCTTGAGCGCAGCAATAATTTCCTCGGCTGATTTGCCGTTCAGATCAATAATCTCGTTTATATCCATAGTCGTATTGTTTAGTAAATCATTCGTCCAATTCGATTGCGGTCGATGGGCTTGAACGGATTGTCAAGATGGTAGTCGGATGCGTAGCACAACACATCCACGTACTCGTCATGTGGCTTGCTTGGGAATCCGCACACCTCATCGATAAATTCCTCGTTCCACGCACTGCCAACCAAGACCACCCTGCCACTCTCCACGTTGGGCGATACGGCATTGAGTCGGGTCTCCTTGCTATCCCTCGGCGATGGTGTTGCCATCACGTTCAGTCCCGTGCTTTCCTTGAGTTGGTCAATCACCGACAGGCCGTTTGCCTTCGGCTCGATGCGGATGGATGAGCCACGTCCGTACCCATGTGAACGTGCATAGGTAGGGAGCCAGCGCAGCAGGTCGGGGAATTTCATGTTGACCTTCTCGGCATGGGTTATGTACATCTCCCAGCCAATCTTACAGGTGGCCACGATGCCGCTCGGGTCGTTGTCCGTTTTGTCGGTGTATGCCGTATCGAGAAAGAACACGATCGGCTCTTGCTTGCGGATGCGGGCGAAGTCGGCAGGGGTGATGGTCTTGAACCATTCCCGCTTAATGATGTTACCGCCCTCAACGGTGGGCCGCTGCTGGTAGAGCGCAGCGAATGTGCGTGGGCTGCGCTGTTCCACATCCCGCAGACGTTCCAGGCTGTGTCGCTCTGGCCACAATGCGTCACCGATATGGCGTTTACTGATGCCACCGTCACCCTCTACCTCGCAGATGGCCGGGATGCTGACCACCGTCCACTTGTCGGGCTCACGGTCGAGCAATCGCCCTGCAAGGTCATCCTCATGCCAGCGGGTCATGATGAGCAACTGCTTGCTGCGGTTGTGCAGACGGGTGAGAAAGACATCCGTGTACCAGTTCCACACCCTGTCACGATAGGTCTTTGAGTATGCTTCCATCGCATCCTTAACTGGATCGTCGATGATGCCGAGGTCGGCTGGTGTACCCGTCAGCGAGCCACCAACACCGACTGCCTTATAGAAGCCACCGCCCACGATGTCGAAGTAGTCCACGTTGCGCTGGTAGCCTCGGCCTCCGCTTGGCAGTTGCGTGTCGGGGAATATGCTCTTGTACTCGTCACTCTCAATCGTGCGCTGTACGGCACGGGAGAACTGCTGTGCAAGGTCTGCCGAGTAGGAGCAGCCGACAATCTTGAGTGCGGGGTCGCGTCCCAATGCCCATGCAGGGAGTTTCCTTGACACGATTTCAGTTTTTCCATGCTGCGGACTGATAAACACCATCAATCCTTGTGTTGGCAGGTTTCCGTCTATGAGCAACTGGCACTGGTGGGCGATATGTTTGTGAAACCATTGCATCGAGTAGTCGGGCATGACGTAATTGAGGAAAGCCGTCAAGTTCGTCCTTGCCAGCCTTCCCAATATCTCGTTCAACCTTTCT